CCTGTTGAGGTTGTGGCTAGTTTGTTATTGTTATTATGTTTGAGTATTACTTCACCATCTTTAACAACTTCAATACCTCTTTCCCCAGAAGTATCACCAATAATTATTTTGTTACCATTGGTTGTTAAATACAGATTGCCTGTTCCATTATCTGTTAGATAAGAATTAGAACCATCGTGATAGATTTCTAAATCTTGACTAGCACCTAGTCTAATCTTTTCGTTGTCGCCTAGATCCAACTGATCGACAGAAACATTACCAAGGGAAACAGATGTGCCACCTGCACCAAAGATAGCATCAATGGTGTCTAGGTCTGCGTTAAGTTTAATACCCCAAGTATCTTCGGATGCACCTGGTTCTGGTTTTGTTAGGTTTAAGTTTGTTGTAAATGTATCTGCCATCTATGCTGCCTTTTGTTTATCTAATTCTGTCCAAGTAGTTGATGGGTTTGTTTGATCGGTCCAAGTTGCTGCGGCAACATTTTGATCTGTCCAAGTGTCCGATGGAACTACAATATCTTCCCATTTTAGCCCACCTATCGCTATAAGTGAACTTGTTTCAGCAATGGTTGAAGCTGCTGAGAATATTATACCACCACTTGCAGCAAAGCCTGAACTTTGTGCTACAACCGCTTCACCCTTGGCCGTAATGAAACCAACACTTATAAAGTCTGAGTTTGCGGCTATGGTTGCTTGAGCAAGGTCTATTTGTGTGCCTTGAGCATTGAAACCTGAAACAGCTTGTATGGTTGCTGTCGCTTTATCAATCTGTGTGCCTTCTGCACTAAAACCAGAAGTAGCAGCGATGACTGCTGTTTCAACGTGTATTTGTGTGAGTGTGCCAGCTCCAGAAGTTGTGGCTGCAATAGTTGAAGTTGCCTGTATAGCAAGCTCATTCCATTTGGACCTGCCGTAAAAGCCCTTATTGTAGCCTATGCTGGCCATGCGTTATGCCAAGGTTATATCTAAGTCACCAGCATTGAATCTGAATACATCCCCTGTGCTAACAACTTTAGATGAAGTTAAATTTGCATAAGCCATTAAGTTGCCACTGGAAGAAGCATCAAAAATACCAACAGCTACAACTGTGCCATAGTTGGCTGTTGCAGTTGGATATTCTATTGCTGCTGTATTACTTGCTTGTGTTGGGTTTGTACCTGACACAGTAAAAGCAGCAGTTTTTCTGGTGTAACCACCACCTGATACTTCAGTACCACCACCTGTATCGGTAGGAGCAACTGTATAAAGTGCTACATATAATGTTCCAGGAGCAGTATAAGCACTGCCACCAAAAACGTGTTTTAAAACCTTGTCTTCTAAATAATCTGAAAATCCTGCCATAATTTATTCCTTACTTCATGTGGTAAACATTTCTTTTTGATTTGCCGTAGGTCTTTCTTCTTTGCATTAAAGATCCTTTGCCAAATTCAGCTTTCTCTTGTTCCATTTTGATTTCCTCTAGGGCCTTTTCAAATAGAGCAGAAAACATTGCTACTCTGTCATCTTCCATTAAATAGATAGATGCGTGCTTTAATGCTCCATACAAGTAAACGTCTTGATGGTTAGCCAAAACAAAATTACTTGTGTTGGTGTCGCTTAAAGCATCAACTTTTGCGTAGTAGGTTAATTGTAACGTATAACTGCTATCAGGGGTAGGGCAAAGTTCCATTGTTGAATCAACAAACGCATAATACACTGGTTGACCTGTCGAGTTGTTAATTGATTTTCTGTAAACGTCTAAACTTTCTATTGATTGTTGGAACAGAGGACTAAAGTCATTAGAAGCAATTTCTACATTAACACCTTCTAACCAATCGGTTGGTAATGATAAGTATTGAGCATCTGCTGTAGCAGTAGCTCTTTTAATCATTTCTTTTGTTCTTATTCTTCTATTTAGTTCACCCTCGACACTATCAATAAACATATCCATCTGACTTGTTAGGTCTGACCTATTTAAGTAGTTTGCTATGTTTGTTTTTAGTTCAGAGTAGTTCATACCTTACCTTTCCATGTTCTAAATAGTTTGTTGTCTGGGTCGTTTAGCCATTTCTTCCATGCTGCTCGGTCATTCACCCAACCTTCTCGTACAGCTTTATTATAAATTATTATTGGCACTTCTGCGACATGACGTAAATCTTTACCAGGTTTGTTGTGACTGAGCATTTTAACGTGCTCTAAGACTGGTTGAATGTTTTGTTGAGTGTGAACGTGATAAGACGTATCACTATTGTTATCTAGTTCTTGAGTAACAACAGCAGATTTAAAATCTTTTTTACTATCTACGATTGTAGTTTTTTTAGTGGACATAAAAAAAGTGGGAGAGCCGAAGCTCTCCCTAGTTAAATAACTATCCTGTTAAGTCAGCGACTATACCATGAGCAGCTTGGTTGCTCATTTCTAATCCGTACTCAGCGACAATCATTTTAGTTTCAGCATCACCAATTTTAGCAATGTCTTGAACATTAAAGTCTCTTAGGAAAGAAACTTTTGCATATTCAGGATCAACTAATAGTAATGATCTTTCTCTACTTAGATTTGATGGTACGATTTTTAGATCGCCAAAATCAGAAGAGTAGATAGAAACAGATGCTTCTACTGTGTTTGCATCAACAAATTGTCTTGCTTGTGATCTACCTGTAAAACCAGAAATAACTTGTTTGTTAACTGGACCACAGATTGCCAATGAAGGCTCACCACCGTTTGCAAAACATGATTGAAGAACAGCTTTAAGTAGAGGTTCTGTTAATGCTCTTTTGTTAGCATTAGTTGCATCTGTTGGAGCAGCACCAGCAGCATTACTAGCACCACCTGTTCCTCTTGAAACATTAGATTCCATCCAAGATTCAAAACCACCAGTTTTTCTAGCTGTTCCAGCCGCACCAGTTGTTTTCGCATTATTTTGACATAGTGCTACTTCCATGTCTCTCTTTAATGCTTTTGACATTATAGAAAGCTGATGAGCCATTTCAGATTTTTTACCTGCTGGATCTGAAGATTCTTGTGAACCTGTTACTGTTGCATCTCTTGATGAGATTTGACATACGTTTGAAACTCTCACAGTTGCAGTTGCTGCACTTCTTGATAATTCAAAACCTTCTAATTGGCCTGCTCCACTTGGTGTTGGAAGCGATTCTGTTTGCCAATCGAATACTACATTTTTTACGTTATTTTTGCCTATTGATGACATAAACGGTGTTTGCTGTGGAGAGATGTTATATATCACATTGGATAATGCTTCTCTGTCAGCTTGTGCTGAATATGTATCGAAAGCGTTAGTTACTTTTGCCATGTTATAAACTCCTAAAAGTTAAATTAAAGTTAATCTATTAAATTTTCAAAGACTTTTGCCGCATCACGCAATTTGCCTGACTTAGCTAATCTTTGTTTTGCTTTTTTCAAAGGAGTTGCTGTTCTAGGTTTGTTAGCACTGCCTGGTTTACCTACTCTTGCTGGAGCTTTCTCAACTGGCTTCTTTTTAATAGCCTTGCCTGTTTGGTGATGTAACCATGCTCCTCGTAAACCAAGTAAAGCTCTGTAGTCATAGACTTGATTGATTTCATCTTGCGAATAACCAAGTACATCCATGGCGTACTTTGCGATACTTTGTTTCTCTTTAAGAGCAACGTCTGCATCTTTCCATTCAGGTACAGCTTCAAGAAGTCTCTGATTACCAACTTCAACGGCTTTCTGTATTTCTGCCTGTTGGCCTGTCAGATGTTCTTGCTGAAGTCTTTGTTGTTCAGCTTGCACAGCTTTGAACTTTTCTTTCTTCTCGTTCCATAAATCTTTTTGCCTTGTATAAGCAATAGGGTTAGATTCATAGAGAGCTTGCCAGTCTGGTTCATTAGCAAGTTCACCTTCTAGTGACTGTTCCATCCTAGGTAGCAATTCTTTGTAAATCGCATCCTTTTTCACTAACTCTGCTTGTTGTGCTTCAAAGTCTTTTCTTTGTTGCGACAATTCTTGAGTTTTGCGAGTGTAGTCTTTTTGACGTGAATAACCTTGTTGGAGTTCTTGTAACGTGACCTCTTGTTCTTGTCCGTCTATTTTAACGGAATAAACTTGTGGTTGTTCTTCTTCCTCAAACGATTCTTGTTCGTCTAATTCTACTTCTTCTTCTGCTTCTTCAATATCTTCGTCAATGTCATAATCATCTTCGACAATATCTTCTACAGCTTCTTCTTCGGTTTGTTCAGCTTGCTCTTCTTGTTGCTCCTCTACTTCTTCGATGGGAGTCATAAGATTTTCAAACTGATCTGCCGTTTGTTGTAATTCGGTTTTAAATCCAGTCGATTCTACGTTGCTGGGTTCACTCATAGTTTAATCCTATAAAGTTAATAGTTATATGTATTTTAAAGAATTTAAGAGGAAATAAAAATAAAATTACTTTATTTTTTCTAACTGACTTTTTGTGATCTTACCTTTTTCTACCAATATGCGTAGATGTTTCTCAACAGTAGTTAAGTTTTTAATCGCTAAGTATAATTTTTCTCGCAAGTTTGAATCCAGTTCTTTTGACTCTTCCCACATACTTAGGTATTCAGATTTTAGATTTTCAAAAGCTATTTTAAAGACTTCACTATTTAAAATAGTTTCTGCTTCGTGACCTTGTTGTAGTTGTGTTTGTTTATCTGACATTAACGAAGTTGATTAAATCTTTCATAATCGAAATCAATCATGCCACCACCGCCCATTCCACCGCTAAGAAAATCTATTGGGTTTGGCATACCAGGATTAGGTGCTGGCATTGGCATTGGTGGTTGAACTGGAGGTTCTTCTTTGGGTGGTAAGACTGGCCCAAACATTGAATAGCCTAGTGGTTGTTCTGATGAATAACTAATACCAGGTGCAATCATGTTAGCAATGTTTTGTCCACCAGCTATAGATTTAGCAAAGTTATGACCAGAAGTTAAATTAGGATCTGAACTTGGCATAACGTAACTTGATGGCTGACTAAACAAACCTTGAAGTTGGTTCATGTCATTCATTGAATTTATTAAGGGGTTGTATGCAAATTGGTTTAAAAAATTATTCATATTAACTTTGTATCAGTTTATCTATTTTACCATCTAACTTGCCTAGATAGTCAAATATTCGTTTTAAATCTTCTTCCAGATCATCTTTAGTTACATACTCTTTAGCAACCTCTTCTCTGGTTTTGTTAACCAAAATATCAATTCTTTTTAATTCATTAGCGTTCTGTCTAATGCTGTAGATTAATGGTGCGTACACCAAGGTTAAAATAATGTTCCAAAAAATAACAGGGCTTAAATCATCCATCAATAACTCCAAATATGAGGTCTTGGTCTGTCATAGCTATTGTTAGCTATGTCCAGATGTATAAAGCGTGAACCATAACCTCCTTTTTGACTCACACCTATGCCAGTAAAACCACATTCAAGAGCGTAACCGACAACTTCGTAGGCTTCTGCTCCGCCTACCTTGACATCGACTGCTAATCCTTGTGCATGAATACCTGGTTTTTCTTTGGCAGCTTCTATCGGGTGCTCCTCAGAACGATAACCAGAATTGATTATTATTGGGAATCCAACTTTATTTCTCAATAATTGTAACTTATCTATTAATTCATGTGAAATGTTATTTTTGCCTGTGTGTTTACACGCAAACTCTTCTTCTTTAAAGTTTAACCAAGACATTTTAAATTAAGCTCCTCATTTTCTATTTGTTTTTTGTAAAATTCTATTTCAGTTTTTAAGATTAAAACTTCTTTTTCTAATTGTATTACTTGTTGTTCTAGGGTTCTGATGTCTGGAAACAAATAGTTATTTTGATTTCCTCTAAGTCTTTTTGTTTCTTGAAGGTTTGTGTCTATTCTTTCATTGATGCTGGCATAACCCCAAACAACAATAGAGCTAATAACTATGATTTGAGCTAAGTAAGAAAGGGATATGTTTAAAGAAGATTTATCATCAAACTTTCCAATCTTGGTCATTTGGTAAGGCCCTTAGATTTTTCATAAGTACGCATACCTCCTAATCCAAGCATACCAAGCAAGACGGTCATTAGGGAGTTCATGTCAAACTCTGGTAAATTGTATGATAAGCCTGCAATAGATATTGCAAAAATGGCGATCGGTTGAAGAATGAAGTGGTATGCCATAGCGAACGATAGACACCATCCAAGAAAAGGTCGCCACCCTGCAACGAATATACTACGATGGCCAGCTTCAATTTTATTAACTTCAATCTGAGCCATATTAGCTTTGTGGAGTTCTGTCTTAAGTTCATGTTCTAGTTTTTGTTTTAAATCTTTATCAGCAACGAACTTATCTAAGATCGTTGATACAGGGTCTATTAATTTTTCGATGACACTCATCGGAGATTATTTTTTGTGTTGTTTTATTACTTTAAGGTCCATGCTTAAACTTGCTCCTTTGTGGGGAACATATTTTTCACCATGTTTCATTAAGGAAATATTCTTTCCTTGTTTCATAAAGTGATAACCTTTTGGTGCTTTTACTTTCATTTCTTTTTCTTCTTTTTTAGTTTTTTAAAATCTGCACCTGTAATTTTCTTACTAGGTTTAGCTACCGCAGCTAATTTCTTTTGCTTGGTTGAATATTTGCTATATGGCATTTTATTTTCCTTTCTTTTTCTTTTTCTTTTTTCCGTAACCGTACATCATTTACTCCTTTTCTTTATTATAGTCTTAACGTTGGTTGGTTTACCACCCACGCCTTGAGGTTTTGCCCTCTTTCTTTTAACAGCACTTGTTTTTTGTTTTGCTGTCATACTGGCAGCCTTAGATGCAGGCACACACTTAGGATATTTTCTTTTAGATCCTTTAGCTTTTTTTCTGCCACAAGACTGATACTTACCTTTCTTTTTTGGTGAACCAATATCGACCCAGTTTTCTTGAAACCATTTGGTCAAGGACATTAGTATTTACCACCACGCTTTTTGTATTCACGCACTAGCCAAGCATTTGCATAGGCACTTGGGTAAACTTTAAATTTTTTCTTTGCTGCCGCTTTTACTCTAGCGTATAACGCTGGGTTTTTTGGTTTTGGACTCTTAGCCATAATATACTCCTACCATTTTACTTTGTTAGCCCAGTAAGCTGCTGACATTTTACCTTTAGCAATATTTTTACCATGACGAGCTTTGAATGATTTAGCTCTTTTCGTCATAGTTTTATCGCCTGTTTTGCCCTGCTGACCAAAGCGAATAGTTTTAATTTTATCGCCTTCTTTAGCAACAACTACATGAGACTTGGTTTTGTGACTTGGTGTACGTTTAGGTTTATTAAAACCAGACACACCTG